TTGAACATAAAGATAACTACGATTAAATCGGTGAATGACGACAGCCTGAAACGGAAAAGTCTCGAATGGTAGGTAGTAGCCGTGAACGTGAGCATAATAGGTAGCACTCTATGAAACTTTCTTAGAGTTTTGGCACTAAAGAAGCCACCGGGTGAGCATCTGTTTATCTTATGTTTATTATCGCAAATCATTTGATAAACGTAAGTGTCCCATGGAATTTTTTTAAATTAAATTAATTTGAGCAAAGCGAAAATAAATTTAAGTTAAAAAAATAGGCAATGGAATTCATGAGCAAAGCGAATGAAGTCGCTTGCCGTTCCGCCCCAGCGCCAGCAGGGGCAAAAGGGACACGAAAAAGAAACACAAAGGAAAAGGCACGAGGAAAAGCCGAAAAACCTCAGAAAGGAAAAAACATGAAAACAACTATTGTAGGTTGGACAAAAAAGAAAGCATTTAACGGAGTAATCGAGGGCAAGCAGATAAACAGCCCTGAAAAGGTCGTCTTTCAGCTTTTGCAGGAAGTTGATAACCCTGACTGTCATGGTAAAATGGTCGATACGCTGAAAATACCGACCGAAAATGCAATCAGACTTAACGGAAATTCTGAGGATTTCAATAAGCTTCTCGGCTGTGATGTAATGCTGAACTATCAGATATTCAACGGACGTTCTCAGCTTGTTGATATTACTATAATCAATGCAGACGGAACACTTCACCGCAACACAAAATAATTAGCGGTGAAACCGCTGTTATAAAAAATTTAATAAGAAAGGAGTTTTGCTAATAATGGAAGCTGTAACAACAATGCTTAGTAATGCCGTTACTGTTTTTGGTTCTTGTTGGGATGCTATGACAAGCAATGTGCCTATTGCAATTCTTGTAGGTCTGTCTCTCCTCGGCTCAGGTGCAGGACTTTTCGCAAAGTTCAGACACGCTGTATAAGCAAAACCATTTACATAAGCGGAGTAATTCAAATTGCTCCGCTTAATTTTTTTTGAAAGGAAGTTGATAAATTGAGAAAAAAGATTAAGCAAGTGTTGTGTATGATCTCTGCAATTGTGGTGATGATATGCTGTGCCGTTCCTGCGTTTGCATTAACAAATTCTGATTTGCCAACAGGTAGTTATAACCCCGAATTTGAAGAACGATATAAAACAGCTATAGCAGAGCTTAAATCAAAATATCCTGACAAGTTCAAAAACTATGTCATGATGTTGCCGTTTTATGATAGTTCATTTAATCAAACTGGCTTTTATTGGTTTAACTGTGATAATTCCAATAATTTTGAAGTTTATGAAAAAAACAAATCTTATTACATTAAAAATACTGATAGCAAGTCTTTTACATGTTATCGTATTTTCTTAAATAATCGTACGAGTTTATTCAGTAATTTATATGTAAATGGTACATCTTCATCAGATAATTTTGATTATGCTCTTTCATGGCAGATTTATGATACAAACTGTAACGTAAAATTTGGTGACAAGTATGAATTTGGTAAACCTAAATCTGAAGTTCCTGCTCCGTTTTCTGTTACATATAGTCCTGACCTGAAACTTAATCTTAAACGTAAAACTTCTGATTATGAAACAAAGTCTATTGATGTTACATTGACTCTTAATCAAGATTATCTTGATTGGTATATTAGGCGCTATGCTGAAATGAAATTAAATGTTGAAGTTGGAAAACTTGATAGTGAAAGTATTGAAGCTATTCTTGGTACAAAAAATCTTGCAGAAGTTTTTGATTTAACAGGCTGTGGTAAATCTAAGTGTATTTATTTTATATCTCTTTCAGAACCCTCTAAACCTCTTAGAACTGTTACACAAAACAGTGTATATACATATCTATCTCAACAACGTTATAGTATTGTTGATAAAGATAATGGAGATATAGACGGCTCAACTAGTACGGCTGTTTATGCTAATGGTTTGTATCCGTACTTTACTGTAGATTTTAAAGAATATTTCAAACATACAATGCAATCTGATATTGCTTCTGAAAATTGCTCTTATAAAAAATATCAGGCTGTTATAAAGAATTTGCCTACTTATCAGCTTTCTATACCTCTTGAAAATATAGATGCAGAAAAGTTTGAAGTTATATCCGTTCTTAATTCTATCCTTACTTGTGAAACTTTATTCCCTACTGAAAGCGGTCAATCTGTTTTTGATGATAGTTTTAAATCAGTTTATAGCGTTGATAGAGGTCCTAAAGGTGTTTCCTTTAATAATATAGATTATGTTGATGTTGATAAATGGGATACTGATGATACTGGTTATCTTGACTATTTTTCAAAATCTGATTGTTATTTTGTTTATACTGCTAAATTTAGTTTTGATAGTTATCCGAAATATGTTCCGCTTAAAGACGGCAAGGGCAATGATATTGATATGATTAAAACTAACCCTTTTGATTATTCAATGCACCCTGTTAAACCTGGTACTTATCAATCAGTAAATAAAGACGGTACTTTATCAGAAGAACGCACACTTGAAGAACAGAAGAAGCATGATAAAGATAATACTTTTTCTAAAAATTTTGCTAGTGTTGATTATACTGACTTTTCATCTATTTTTTCAACCTCTAGTTCATACTTTGAGTTTTTAACTGCTTCAATCCGTATTCTTCCTGATTGGTTTATTGCTACTTTTACAGCATGGTTTGTTACATTTCTCACACTTGCACTTATTAAGTATGTCATTCAATAAGGGGGTATATTATGCGTGTAGTTGCTATTCTTGTATCTGCTATATTGTTTTATCTTATCCCTGACGCTGTTCTTGAAACTATTTTTTCAACTGGCTTTACTGCCTGTCGTAACATTTCTCAGTATATTTTTAATGCTGTTTCTAATCTTATTAAATAAGGTGGTGTGTATGGATATTATTTATGCTTTCAAAGCTATCTTTTATAATTTAACTCTCTGTATGTCTTATACTTTTGATTTTGGCTCTTATACTTTTTCTCTTGGTTCTGTTATTGTCGGCAGTATGGTTTTATCTTGTTCTGCTGCTTTTGTTATATATCTTTTAAAACGTTAGGAGTAATTATAATGGTTAATATAATATGTTTTGTCCTTGCCGTATTGATGATTTTTTCACTTGTATGGCTCGTTAGGAGGTAGAAAAAATGCTTAACTTGGTTTTGTTTATACTCGCTGTCTGTTTTTTGGTTTGTACTATAAGTGGTGTTATAGGTTTCTTCACTGACCTTAGAAACTTTAAAGCTGAACACGAGTTCAGCGGAAACAGAAAACAGCTTATTGATTTTTTGATGTTCGGTGAAGATGTTGAAATAAAAGCCGTTCCTGCGGTTGAAACTGATGATTGTGAGGTGAACGATAATGAAAGTACACATAGTTTTTGATGAAAACAATCCGTTTTATCAGTTGCTCAAGCTTATGGGCTGTGACCTCTCGCAAGAAGTCATGAATAGATATGACGCTTTGCTTCTCGGCATGGCATTTATATTCGCTGTGGTTATGCTCTGTATCTTCTGTAAGTTTTTTTATAATGTGATGATACGCATGACACGTTGTGCAAGTGCTGTGTAGGTGATTTGTTATGATTATATTTGACTACATAAAACAAATACCACCCTTTATCACCTATGAGGTATATGACCACCTTTTCGGTGCATACTTCAACAACTCCGCTATCTTTCAAGGTTGGGGCATACACCTCTATACCGGTAAATTCGGCACCGGTAAAACGTCAACCCTCGCTCAGATAGCATATAACTATTGCGTGCGTTATCCTCAGTTGTCGATACTTACAAATATCAATCTTCAAAACTTCCCTGAGTGGACGAATATATATAAGCTTAATTCAGCACAAGATATCCTGCACGCTCCTAAAAATTGCATTGTGGTGATTGATGAGATAGGTACTATCTTTAATTCTCGTGATTTCTCTGGTGGCAAGCGTGCTGTTCCAAAACCTCTTTTTCAGCATTTATGTCAATGCCGTAAGCGTAAGATGATGATATTAGCTACTGTTCAGCGTTTTAATCTGCTTGATAAACAGATACGTGATATAACGGCTACTGTGTCAACGTGCCGTGCTACATTCCGTCACCCTTATACACGTCTTATTAAGGTCAAGACCTATGATATAGACGAGTATGAAGCGTATACGGAGAATAAGTCATATATGCCGAAAAAGCTTTACAGCCGTTTGTATTTGCAGACTAATCAGAGCCGACAGCTATATGATACTTCTCAGCTTGTAGATAATATGCTTGATAAGGAGTATATCAGCGACACGGAAATACTTGCTAATCGTGGTGTAGATGTCACAAGTGACATAATGCACGATAGAAAGACAAGTAGAAGCCTGCGAAAAAGGCGTGGCGTATAGCCACGAGCGACCGCAGGGGCGAGCGCTTGCGCCGCCCTGCGGTGCGTGTGGCTATTACTTGATATTAGCCACAAAAAGCACTCACCTAATAAATGGGAGTTGATATAAATGTCCCTAAAAACGTCCTCTAAAGAGGTCAAGTGCAATACAAAGATAAAGGAATATCGTGACGGCAGTTACACTATAACACGTTCTGATCGACACATATTTAAAGACCCTGCATTTGAGTTTCACTGCAAGCATGAGCATAGTATTGACGAACGTTCAAGACAAGAGCAACTTAAAAAGGCTCGTGAAAATTACATATGTTATTTTGAGTATGAGGACGAAAACGGAAACATAATGTTTGATATGCTTGATACTCGTAAGTTTAAAGATAAGCAGTCACAAAGCGGTGAAGTTCGTTCCGATAGTGTTCAAAGAGCAAAGCAAAGTATCTTTGATATAGTTTATCAAAATGATTGGAAATACTTCCTTACTATTACCTTTAATGGTGATAACCTTGACCGCACAAACCCTAAAGAAGTCATAAAGCCTTTGAAAAAATGGCTTGAAAATGCAGTTAGTAGAAAAGGGCTTAAATATATCTTAGTTCCTGAGTATCACAAAAAAGGCGGTATTCATTGCCACGCTCTTATAAACGATTGTGACTTTAAGTTCGTAGATAGTGGTACACGTCTTGTTAAGGGTCATGACAAGCCCCTTAAAATAGATACTATAAAGCGTCTGCATATATGTGATAAACTCGGCTGTGATATATCTGATTTGCCTGTTGTGTATAATGTTTCTGATTGGAAATATGGATTTTCAACCGCTATTCAGACTTACGGTCAGATGTCAAACCTAGCTTTCTATGTCACTAAGTACATAACAAAGGACGTAAAAAAGATTTTTGGCAAGTTCTTTTGGAGTAGCAAGAACATTGTCCGTAAAACTAAAGAGATTTATTGCAATTCAGAATTTAATGACGATTTACCGATAGTTTCTCCCCCTCGTGCTAATGTCTGTTATCAGTATGAAAGTAGTTTCACCTTTTCAAGTCAGGTCGAAAAGAACTGCAATGATATACTTCAATATCTTAAAGAGAATGGAAATGATGATGTCCTATGATTTTTAAAGAATGGTTTGAGATGTTCTATAACGCATACTGCGTTGATGTGATAGCCTATGATTGCTATAAGGACTATTACTATATAAATCAAAAACACTTCGGTTATATAGCCGATATGGAGCTTACAGAGGTCAAGCCTATTGATATTCAGAATTGTCTTAAATCCACTCTATCTTACAGTAATGACCGCCAAAGACGTTCATATTTCTTACTTAAACGTGTTTTCCGTGAAGCTATAGTTAATGGTTATTGTGACAAAAACCCTTGCGACTATGTTAAACCTCCAAAACGTATAAAAAAAGAAGCTGAATATTTCAGCCCCGATAATCTCGTACATCTTTTTGATGATGATAGTAGAGTTTGCAGAATGTTTCAGCTTGACTTGTGGACAGGTCTCCGCCGTGGTGAACTTCTCGCCCTTAATTGGGATAACATTGACCTTGATAATAGATATCTTAAAGTCTGTCAGACACTCGTACATACTTCATGCGGTGATAGGATTGTACAGACCACAAAATCTCGCCGTGATAGGCTTATCCCCTTGCATAGTAATGCAATAGCTATTCTTCATCAGATACGCTCTCAGGACGTCTCAGACGGCTTTCTGTTCGTTTCACCCTTAACACATACAGTAATATCCCTTAGACGTTATAACAGGCTCTACAGAGCGTTCTATGAGCAACAGAAAACAAAGTACCCTGATTTACAGTATCTCACCCCGCACAAGCTTAGACATAGCTATGCAACGTATCTTATTCAGTGCGGTGCAGATATCGAAACCCTCAGAGCATTGCTCGGACACGTTGATATAACAACTACCCAGCGTTATGTACATAGCAATTTCAGTCAAATGTGCAAAGCTGTGAATAATCTCAAATTTGAATAATATATTATATTAATTAGAAAGATGTGATTTTATGGTTTTTATCCCTATTATTTTATTTTTGCTTTTGATTTTAGTTCTTATTCTCATTTTCGTTGATGTTTTTCTTTTCTATGGTGATAATCTTGATACCCTGTTACTTTTGGCTTTTTTGTTAGCTTATATAAATCCTTTAATTGTCTGTGTGTTTTATAAATAATGAGTTACATAGAATAATCTCAAATTTGAATAATAAAGGAGTTTTTAAAATGAAAAGTAAATTTTATACGGAGCAAAAACACAAAGAAACTATGAATTCCGTTGATATGCTCAAAGGTTCTATAAATCGTATGTGCGTTACTGATGATTTGAATGAACTACGTCATTGTCTGATGAATTCAATGTGTAGCTTGTCTGAATTATATGTTGTTGAGCGTGAAAAACTCAAAGAGCGCTTTTCTCAGAATACGCAAAAGCAGGAAGAAGATTAATCTTCTTCCTGCATATCCTTTTCGAGTAGTTCAATTATAAGTGCGTTCAGGCTCTTGCCCTTGCGTTCTGCATGGGCTTTGTAGACTTCACGCTTTCCTTTTGGCACTCGTACCTTGATATCGTCAAGCTTATTTTTCATGTACTTTGCAGTTGCTTTTTTTTGTGCTTCTGAATATGCCATAATATCACCGCCTTTACTGATATTATACTACATTTTATATATGTGTACAATATACATAATGCACAATATGTACCCTATATATTTGTTTATTTTATCAATTGATATATTGTACCCGATATGCTATAATATATATAGTGAAAGAGATAAAGGTAACTTTCACAGCGGAGGAAATTGAAAGGAGTGAGGATAATGCAGAATATGCCGACAGCTACAGAACTTGCGATAAAGTATGCAAAGCGTGAACAGCTTAGAATTATAATAGACAAGGCTCTGAACATTCATGCTGATTGCGAATATGAGGCTTTATCAAAGCTGATTAACGAACTCAAACAAATGCTTGAAGAAGCATAAAAAAATGTAGTCGGCAATCTGTCAAAATACACCGACTACATATTCACACACAAACTCGGATATCCTCCGCTTTGTAAATCCGAGTATAACACAAATTTTACTAAATGTCAAGTTGAAAGGGTTGATTAAAATGAAAAAACTAAATTTATATCGTGTTGATTTTGATATTAAAAAATTCGGTGAACATCATTATTTTTACTATTGCTACGCTCATAATGCTAAAGAAGCTCGCTCTTTTGCTGAAAATGCTTGGTATTCTTATAATACGTCACATATGTTTCATATATCTGTTTCTCGTGAGCTTAACAGCTCTATTGTATATAATTTTTGTAACTTTTATCTTGTTCGTGATTATTAACAATTCTAGGGGGTTGACTGTTTCAGCCCCACTCCATTAATCAAATTTGAAAGGATTGTTGAAAATGACTATTGAACATATGAAAAATATCGCAAAAGAAAAAATGAACAAAGAAATAGCATTTCTTTCTGATAAGTTGACTTCAGGCTCTGAGGTTCGTGCTACTTTGTTTGCTTTTTTTCTTGTTGACCTTTTTTCTATTGATGAATATCGGTATTATCTTGAACTTATCCGCCAAGCTGAAAAATTTTAATGAAATTGAAAAGGCTGTTGCAATTGCAACAGCCTTTTGTATTGGTCGGAGTGACCTGATTTGAACAGGCGACCTCTACCACCCCAAGGTAGCGCGCTACCAATCTGCGCCACACCCCGACAACGTATATATTATACCCGATTTGGATACAATAGTCAAGAGTTTTCAGTCAAAATAAAAAAATTGCAAAAAAGGTATTGACATTCACATTCATTTGTGATATAATAAATAAGCACTCAAGAGAGAGCACAAAAAATATCGCGGGATGGAGCAGTTCGGTAGCTCGTCGGGCTCATAACCCGAAGGTCGTTGGTTCAAATCCAGCTCCCGCAACCATATTGGTGATACCAAATGGATACTCACCTTAAAAAGCCCGTGTTTACGGGCTTTTTTGATATTTAGAAAACAAAAAATTTTAATGTAAAACCGTGGATGCTTTTCACCAGTTTTCACGAAAAAAAGGGAGTCGAACCCTACACAACAAAAAATATCGAACATAACGGCAGACTTTGAGTATATTTTGCTCTAAGCCTGCCGATTTTTTATGAAAAAACATTCACAAAGTTTAGAAGGCTGTTTTGTCAAATATCACGAAATGTGATAAACGACAAAGCGGTCTTTTTTTATTTCAAAGAAGGCTTGATAACAAATATACTATAAAAAGGGAATCTAAAACGACTGGAGGTGATCAAGTAAAAAATGAACAGCAGTCAGACCGAGGACATGACCGAAGAACCCGATATGGGAATGACGATGTGAGGTGTAATATGATTTACAACGAAAAGAAAGTAGAAACGCTTAGACAGAGATATCCCGAAGGAACTCGGATATGCCTTGACAGTATGGATAACGATCCCCGTCCGATTCCACCAGGTACTAAAGGCATAGTTCAATTTGTGGACGATGCGGGTACTCTGCACTGTAAATTTGATAACGGAAGAACGCTTGGGGTTATCCCCGATGTGGATCAGTTCCATAAAATCGATCAGGAACAAGCTCAGACAGACGAGCAAGCAGAAGAAAATGCTCTGAATGACGAAATTACAGAAACAGAGGAAATTGAAGAATCCGAAGAAATGGAAATGTCAATGTAACGGTTAAGTTTTGAAAAAGACTTAGCCGTTTTTTTATTACACAAACAAGAAAGGATCGGTGGTAAATGATAAAATATTTCGATATCTTTGCAGGTATCGGCGGATTTCGCTCAGGACTTGAAAAAGCAGGCGGATTCAAGTGCGTCGGTTACTGCGAGATAGATAAGTATGCAAAGAAAGCCTATGAAACTTTGTATGATACAGAAGGTGAGGTGTTTTATGATGACGCAAGAAAAATCGACCCAAAAGAGCTGCCTGATCTCGACCTTATATGCGGAGGATTCCCTTGCCAAAGCTTTTCAATCGCTGGAAAACGAAAAGGATTCAGCGATACCCGAGGAACTCTCTTCTTTGAGATTGCCAGGATTGCCGCCATTAAAAAACCTAAGTATCTGCTCCTTGAAAACGTACCCGGTCTCCTATCGCATAACGGGGGCAGGACGTTTGCGACCATCCTTAGTACGTTGGATGAATTGGGGTACGATGTCGTATGGGAAGTGCTTAACAGCGCCCCAATCCAGAAAAAGAGTGTATATTATCGGATTTCATAGAGAAAAGTGTTCCGGAAAAGTATTGTCTTTCACAGACGCAAATCCAAAAACTCTTGTCAAAAGAATTTCAGGCAGAGAGGGAAACAGAGTATATTCAGCCGACGGACTGAGCATAACCCTTACAAGTCAGGCTGGCGGTTTTGGAGGAAAAACAGGTCTTTATGAGATAATCGGTCTGCCGATAAAATCAAAAACTAAGTCAGGCTATCAGATAGCTCTGCCCGGCGACAGTATTGATCTCGCCTACCCTAACATTAATTCAAGACGAGGACGTGTAGGTCACGATGTAGCACACACGCTGACAACAAGCTGTAATCAGGGATATTACGCTATGTGTATCGATATGAATCCCGAACCGAAAGTTACAGAGCTTGCGAGGTGCATAACGTCAAGGCAGGACAGCGGTATAGGTCACCATAAAGGAGAAAAGTCGGGGGTGATCGTGATTAGCGATCCGATTGCGGTGCTTACTCCCGAAAAGGAGAAAGTTCGTCAGCAAGGGCGAAGATTTAAACTTCCAAACGAGCCGATGTTTACGATAACTGTCACCGATAAACACGGGGTGATCTACTGCGGATATATCCGCAGGCTCATGCCTTTGGAATGCTGGCGTTTGCAGGGGTTTACAGACGAGCAGTTCAACAAGGTGGCGGCAACCGGAATGTCAGACGCACAGCTTTACAAGCAGGCAGGAAATTCAATTACGGTAAATGTGGTTGAAGCTATTGCAAGAAATTTACTGAAATTTGACGAGGAGGAAAACGCAAATGAAGAATATGATAAAAATATTTGAAAATGACGAATTCGGAAAAGTGAGAACAGTCATTAAGGACGGCGAACCGTGGCTTGTAGGAAAAGATGTTGCGAAATGTTTATAGAAAACTACCTCCCGTTTCTCGACGAGCCGTACCGTGACCTGTTCCGAATTCAAATGACGATCATAGGAAAGCTGAACGAGCGTATCCGTCACGATCAGCCACTGGTGGAGTTTGCAAATCAGGTGTCAAATACCGATAATCTTATCGACATGAACGCAATGGCAAAGCTTGCGAGAGCAGAAAATATCCCCGTCGGCAGAAACAAGCTTTACGGCTGGCTCAAAGGAAAAGGCGTTCTTATGGCGAATAATCTCCCCTATCAGGCGTTTATCGACCGAGGATATTTTTCCGTAAAGGAGTCGGTGTTTGAAACTGCGACTATGACAAAGACTTATCAGCAGACGTTTGTTACGGGCAGGGGGCAGCAGTTCGTCATAAATTTGCTGAAGAAATATTATGGGAAGGAGGTTTTGCAATAATGGAGATAATAAGCGTTACTTTACACGATCTGAGAAAAATGAATAACAGCGAGGCTCTTATCCTGCAAGGCTGCGGCGGCGACCTTAAAGAATGGGTTGACGGCATAAACGATATGCTGACGGAAAGCGGAATATTGCAGAACGAAAGTCGATTTGAAAAAGCATATACTTTTAAAAATGAAAATCTGACTTGTCTGCTGTTTCCGTTTGATGACGTTCAGCTTGATGTCGGTAAACTTGCGATGTGGAGATTGCAGACTCACGAGCAGTTCGGCGGTACATGGCTTTCCGATTATGTTCCAAACAGACTTGGCGGTTTTGTTTCAGAAAATGAACAAAAACAGAATGAAGATTGCAGTCCTAAGGAAGAAACCGAAGATTTAGGAATGGAGATGATGTAATGACGTATTTATTCATAGGAATGATAATCGGAGGGGTTATCGGATTGACGGTCGGCAGTCTTGCTGCGGCTTTTAAGGCAGCGAAAAAAGAGATCGCACGTCTGGACAAGGAGGTAAGTGATGCACACAAACAGAATTAAAGCTAAAGTGGACTTCAAGTTCTGCCTCGGCAGTATTCCAGCAATGCTGAGAGCCACAAAGCCCGTACTTTCGGAAAGGCAGTACAAGGAGCTGTGTAACGAGGTCAATAAAGCTGACGGCTATCTTGAACAGAAACGTATTATTTTTTCATATGTTGACCCTATAATCAAGGGTTGAAGTAAACACAATTAAATAACAACTAAAGTCGTTTTGCCAATGACAGAAAACTTCTGTAATTAGCAAAGCGACTTTCTTTCTGTCATTGGCTTTAAACGACGGAAAGGAATTTCATGAACAGTTTTATGTCATGGTTAGGCGGTAAAAAGGCATTGCGTGACGCAGTACTTGCAAGATTTCCGCCTTACTATGAACGATATATCGAGGTTTTCGGAGGTGCAGGCTGGGTTTTATTCCATAAACCGCCCGGTATGGATTTTGAGGTATACAACGATTTTAACGGAAATCTTGCAAATCTTTATCGCTGTGTCAGGGATAACCCGAATAAGCTGAAGTACAAGCTTCGTTATGTCCTCGATTCTCGTGAAGATTTCGACTGGATTGCTAGTCTTCATAAGCGAGGTCTGTTCAGCAGATTTCGTGATGTTGACAGGGCGGCAAAGTTTTATCAACTTATTAGATACAGCTACGCAAGTGGACTTGACAGCTTCGGCAGTCAGCCGCATTCAATATGGTCGGATTTCCCGATGATAGACTTGGCAGCAAGGAGATTGCAGAAGGTAGTAGTTGAGAATAAAGACTTTGAAAAACTGATACGGCAGTACGACCGCCCTGTCAGCTTTTTTTATTGCGATCCACCGTACTTTGCAACCGAAAACTACTACAAAGACGTTGGTTTTAAAACCAAGGATCATATTAGGCTCAGGGATTCGCTAATGGATATCAAGGGCAAGTTTCTTGTTTCCTACAATGACTGTCCTGAAATCCGTGAACTTTGGGATAAACCTAATATTCACATTGAGGAGATCAGCAGAGTGAATAATCTGGCGCAGCGATACGACGGCGGCTGTCAGTATGCGGAACTGCTCATATCCAATTACGATACAAGCGAGAGATTACAGGCGGTACGCCAGCTTTCGCTGTTTGACGATGAAACAGACAATTTTGGAGGTATAATTTTATGAGAAAGATTATTTTTGCACAGGTACTCACGACCAACGGAACTACCGTATTTTCGGGGCTTTTTGATGAAAACGGCGATCCCGTAAGCATAGAAACGGAGTGTGACGATAGCGGAGTGACGCTTACGATATGGCGCAATGCTCCTGAAAGAGAACGTCCCGACTGCGGAATCTCGGAGGAAGAAATAGAGAGGACTTGCGCTATGTACGATGATTGTGGAGATTGTCCGCTGTGGGATTATTGCAATGAAGATGAGGAGGTTTTGTAAATGAAAATACTTGTTATTGAGCCTGAAAAAGCGCCGTATGAAAAGGAAATCGGCGATGATATTCACGATATGCAGGCAATAGTCGGAGGGTGTATCGAACCTATATATTTTGAGCCGAAAGAAACTGCGATTGCTTGGTGCAACGATGAATTCCTGCTTAATGGTTCACAGCCTAATCGTATTGTGGGAAATGTTCTTGTACATGGAACTTTCTTTGTTTCAGGAAATTATATGAACGAATACGGCGAATGGGACAGCTGTTCACTTACCGATGATCAGATCAAGAAATATTCCGAAATGTTTGAAACTCCCATTATCGTATTGGAGCAAATGCAGGCTACGGAAATTGAGGTAGAAAATACTCCCGATGAGGAAATGGCGGATGAACCTGAGCCGGAAATAACGATGTAATAAAAAGTAAAGTGTTGTAATTTAAAATCAAAGGAGAAATGCATTTTATGTTTAAAAAATCCAAAATATTAAAGAAGCTTGGCGCAGGGTTTATGGCAGGCCTCTGCGCTTTTTCTATGCTCGGTTCATCTGTGAGCGGAGCGATAACAGCAAATGCCGCAAGTACTTCGACCGAAAACTCTGCGTTTCCGTCTTCCGATACGGTGATCGCAAAGGCGGCAACTTTGCTCGGAACACCGTATACATTTGGGAATAAGGGGTACTGGTACGCATACAATCAGGGACAGTATACTCCTCTGTCGGTGCAGACGATAAATAATCTCGGCATCGACTGTTCGGGACTTGTGTACTATACGCTGACGCAGCTTGGATACAAAACATCGGGTTTTTCATGGAATAATCCTGTTCCCGTTGATACCGATCACTGGCTGTCGGTAAACGACAACTGCACTATCAGCTACGGCGGTAAAACTTCTAAGATCGATGTTGAAAAGAAAAATATCAAGACAACAGACCGTCCTTATTGGGAGTGTTCCGACGGTTCGACGATTACTCCCGGTTCGGTAGTGGTGGCTCAGAATCCATATGGCGAAGATCATGCGTGGATTTACATGGGTGAATTCAATTCAAGAAACGAGGTAGTAAGCTATCTTAAGTCTATCGGCGTTTCAGAAAGTCTTATCAATTCCAAAACAGTCGGTGACGGAAAAGGTGCAGGCGGCAGGCATTGGAGAATCGAGGCTAACGGCTCTGAGGGAGTTGTTATCAATAACAAGACCGACGGTAAAACTGCGACTGTCATGAATATGTCGGCGTTCAGGATCACATCCAAAGATGTGAAATTTACTATTACAAAAGTCTATAAAGCTGATAATACCGTAAAGATCAATGGTATCAGTCCTATTGACGGTTCACAGGCTATTTACGGCGTATACACTGATAAAGCTTGCAAAAACAAAGCAGGAGAAATCAAAATCGATAAAAACGGAAGCGGCTCGATTGAACTTCCGAATAAGCAGTATTATGTTAAAGAAATCAAAGCACCTACAGGCTACAGCCTATCAACTGAAGTATTTGCACTTAATGCAAATGAAAACGTAAATGTTACCGAGGATTATCTTAAAGGAAACATCATAATCAATAAAACTGCCGAGGATGGCATAATCAGCGGCAGGGAGTTCAAAATCACCTATTCATACAATGGAAAATCTCTTTCTGAAACTGCTAAAACCAATGCAAAAGGCATTGCGACCTTTGACGATCTGAAAGTTTATGATATGTCCACAGGCAAGGCTATCACTTACACTGTTTGCGAAATCAACGTAGATACGAGATATGAAACTCCCAAGGCACAGAATGTGACTCTGACAAGCGGCGATGTTGACCTTACTGTCAATGTCAGGTTCAACAACGAACTCAAAACAGGTTCTATTAAGATCAACAAGCAGTCTGAGGATAATCAGAACGGAGGCAGAGAATTTACTGTCACAGGTAACGGCAAGACTTACAGCATAAAAACCGGTTCTGACGGTGTTGCAATTCTTTCCGATATCCCCGTATACGACAGTAACAATCAGAAAATTGTTTACACGATTTCTGAAAAAAACGTTCCCATAAAGTATGTTGTTCCTGCCAGTCAGACGGTTACTTTGACAGCTGATGAAACTACCTCTGTAACGTTTGAAAATGTGCTTAAAAAATTCACTTTGGAAGTTACAAAAAAAGACTCGGAAAAGGCTGAAAAACAAGGCGATGCAAGCCTTGCGGGAGCAGTTTACGGCATTTACCGTGACGGCGAACTGATTGACACCTACACCACAGATGAAAATGGATATTTCAAATCAAAAGAGTATGTCTGCGGAAACTACACTGTTCAGGAAATTTCACCAAGCGAGGGCTATCTGCTTGACGAAACTGTGTACTCGGTTGGTGCAGAAGCTGAGAATTATTCCATTGAGCATAACCCCATTTCCATGACAGTGACCGAGGACGTTCTCAAGGGAAAAATCAGCATAATCAAGCATTCCGATGACGGAACAACGCAGATCGAAACTCCCGAAGTCGGTGCAGAATTTGAGGTTTATCTCAAGTCATCAAGCTCTTATGAAGCTGCAAAAGACAGCGAAAAAGACTACCTCGTATGCGATGAAAACGGCTATGCTGCGACAAAAATGCTCCCCTACGGAATCTACGTCGTTCATCAGACCAAGGGCTGGGAAAATACCGAATGGATTGATGATTTTGAAGTGATTATCAGCGAAAACGAAAAAGAATATTTCTATTTGCTCAATGACGCAGTAAAAAAATCCTTTGTAAAAATCGTAAAGAAGGACGCAGAAACAGGCAATATAATTCCCGTTTCGGGCATAGGCTTCAAGGTTTGGGACTGTGCAAATTCCGAATATGTTTCGCAGAAAATTAACTATCCGTCTGAGATGATCCTTGACACATTCTACACAGACGAAAGCGGCTCGCTTATGCTCCCGAACGAGCTTGCTTACGGCGATTACGAGCTTCATGAGGTGCAGTCGGCAGAGGGATATGTGCTTGATAAAAAGCCTGTTCCATTTACAATTGACGGTTCAGTAGAAACCGTAGTTGTGGAGAAAACAAATACCGCACAGAAGGGCAAAATTTCGGTTCAGAAAACAGGTGATGTTTTTGCAAGCGTAACTGCTCTTGGCAGCGCAATATATATCGATGAAAACGGCGAGGTTCACAAAAGTGGGCAGACCACCTATACTCCCGTTTTTGCAAAAGGAAATCTCAGTGGTGCAGTATTTCAGGTGATTGCAAGCGAGGATATTATTACTCTTGACGGCACGATCAGAGCCAACGCAGGCGATGTTGTGGCTGAGATCACGACCGATGAAAACGGGTATGCGGAAACTGATCTTCTTTATCTCGGAAAATACGAAATAGTGGAAGCTTCCGCACCATACGGATATGTAAAAAATTCCGAAATACAGGCAGTTGAACTGACCTATGCAGGACAGGAAATTGCTGTTCGTGATACCGTAAATACGTCATTTGTCAACGATTATCAGGGTGTAGAAATTTCACTTTCTAAGGTCATGGAAAAGGACGAGTTATTTAACATCGGTAACTCCGATGAATATACCCGAGTTCGTTTCGGACTGTTCGCAGCCGAGAATATTACCGCCGCTGACGGCTCGGTATAATCCTGTATAATAAAACTTGACACATACAAGACAATCAAAGTATAATAAAAACAAAGGAGTGTGTCATCAATG